CTCTCCTGTGCTGCTCTTGCCCTCTTTTGAAAGGTCGTTCGCATAGTTGAGTTTCAGCGACATAATGTGCTTATTGTCTTTGAATGTGTGCGTATCGCTGTCTACATAAAACGTCCGGGATAGCCCCAATTCCGGGATAATAATATATACCCCGATACCCGAAATCACTTCGGGTATTCCTATCGCCTCAATATCCAGCGTCCGCTCCGGCGTACTCTTTTCGTCGAGTATGCTTGCAATGAGGTCGTTTATCTGCGCCGTGGTTAAACTCTCGTCCGGGCGATTGATTTCTTGAAATACGCCAATTTTGCCCTCAAGGGCTGCGTTAGCTTTTTCTGCAATCGTCGTCCCCTCTTTCGATACCATTTTTACACGGGTCTTAATGTCCTCAATGCTCTTTGTGTAGGAGTATGAGGTAAGGTTTTGCCCTACCTCAATTACCCACTGTAAAATGTTCTCCCGGCGTGTCAGCAGCTTCAATTTGCCTTTTTCCGAGGCTACATAGTGTCTTATTCCAGTAGCGTCGAAATCGAGGCTCATTGCGTCGCATATAGCGTCGAATGCTGTTGTTTTGCTCTTGGTAAGCTCCGGGATTTTGTAAGAACAGTTTGCTACCTCCCCCATAGGCAGGCCGAAACGTGTGCAGCAATCCCGAAATACGTCGCTGGCTGTCTTTCCCTCGTAAGTGAAAGTGTCCTTGTTATTTGCAAGGTATATGCCGTTGTCGTAGGCCGTAAATTGCATTTTCTTCTTGCTGTTCTGCGTCTGCGCCATGATTATCCCACGGAAAAGCTCAACGCCGTTGTACTGAAATAAGCACTGGTGTCCCTGCTCTACGTCAATCTCACTCCGGGCGTGTTTGTACCCGTCGTCGTCAACAAGCGTAACGACAATAGAACGAGCCGCCGAGCCTTTTCTGCCTTTCCATTTGATTTGTTCGACGAGCTGGGTAACGTCATAGCCCTGCTCGCCTTTGATGATAATTAGGCTTATTCCGTCCGCCATTGCCTCGCCTCCTTATGCCGGGATAGTCAAAACCTGTCCGGGGTAAATCAAATTTGGGTTGCCTCCGATTACCCCTCTGTTTGCGTTGTAAATCTGCGTGTATTTCGAGCCACTTCCGAGCAACTTCTTTGCAATGTTCCAAAGACAGTCGCCACTCTTTACCGTGTAGGTCTGCGGCGTAACTGTGTTGTCTACTCGTGGCTCTGTTTTCTGCACCGTTGCAACAGCTTTCGGTATATCTACCTTTACCTGTCGCACCGTAATCTCCCTGTATTCCTTTAGGGTGATTGTGTACTGATACGTTCCGGGGTCGCCTCCTACCTCGTGGTAGTCAAAACTCGCTACCCTTGCGTATATATCCACATTGCAAGCCGTCGCAATAAAGTGTATAGGCTTCTTGCTGGCTTTCCATGTGTTGATTTTTTCAATGAGCGTCAGTGGCTTCGTAATGCTGTCAACCTGCAGCCCCGGAAACTTCGTCGCCGGGAAAAAGCTCGAAAAGCTAAATTGCAGGGCTGGGCGGCTCTGCATGATGATGATTTCCCCCAGCCCTGTCACGTTCACGCTTTCGTCGTTGCTGCCGTTTTTTACTTGGAACAACTCCGGCAGGACGGGGAGCTGTATCTTCTCTTTTTCCGCATTGTAGGTAAGCCACATTTGGTAATTAGAACTCATAAGACAACTCTCCCTCCTCGTAAATTTCGCTCTGAATAATGCTCATAAGAACTGGCTTCAAGTGTTCGTACAGCACCTCAAGAATAGTTTCCTTGTCTGCGCCTCCTGTGCCTCCCACCTCGATTGCGCCGCTTCCTGCAATCTCAAGCAGTATCTTTTTGACCTGTTCCGTGGTCTGTTCTCTGCCCTCGCTGCCGCCTGCCTGCGCAAATACTTGTAGTGGTCGTCTCTCTCCCAGTGCGTCGATAATACGGTCTGTTTCCTCTGTCGGGAATACTGTGCTGCCCTGCTGCCCGATAATCAACTCCGGCCCGTTCTCTCCAGCGATATAATATGGGTCACTATCTGTCGTACCGTTTGCGTAGGCCGCTGCCTTGCTTACGATAAGCTCACGCCCCTCCTCGCCTGCTATAAATGCGCTTTCTGCGCTGGTCGTGCCGTTTGCGTGACCGGGTACAGTAACCGCACTGCCCGTGCTTGCCGACGTGCTTAATGCTGCCGCCGTTGCTGCAGCGACTGCCTCTGCTGCGCTGACTGCCTCCGCCTGCTTTGCCTTAATGCTGGAAATATAACTATCCATAGTCGCACTCGCTTGCGCTGCTGCGTCCTCGCTCATGTTCATGTCGGTAATCATTTCCTGCATTTTTTCTCCGATTGCGTCTACGCTTTCGGTAAAGTTCGTTTCCATATCGGCAACTGCTGTTGCAAACTCGTCTTTCGAGGTCTGAACATCAGCAAAAGCCGTGTTGAAACTGTCAACAAACTCCTGCGCCTCCGTGGAAAGTCCCTCTGTAGTGCCGCCCAGTGCTTCGATATTTGAGATAAGCTCCTGCAGGTAGCCTGCACTCTCCGTGCTGCCGTCGCTCAAAGACTGGATAAGTCCGTCGTCGAGGCCATACTCTGCCGCTTTCTGCAAGTTCTCTGCGTAGGTGTCGAGGTATTCCGTTTGGCTCTGCAATGCTGCCAGCATATCGCTTACAGAGGTTTCGCACTCGGTACTCATTGTGTCAAATAGTCCAATTGTGCTGTCAATGCTGTTTCTTGCTGCCTCGTATGCAACGTCGTAGGCGTTTGCCAGCTCGGTCAATTCCTGCTGTACGTTGCCTATTACCGTATCTACTGCGTCCTCGTAAGATACCATTTCGTCCGCAGCTTCGGTTGAAGCATTTGCAATATCGCTCCACTCCTGCTCAAGCTCTGCAATGCGAGCCGTTGTTTCATCAAGAGCAGTCTGCAATTCCTCCTGCTTTGTGGCGGCTGTATCAAACGCCTCCTCTGCTGCTGACATTTCTTTGTATTCGTTACTGAAATAAGCCGAAAGCCCAGCCATTCCCGTAGTGTCATACCTTGTAACCATAGTAAGGTAATCGAGGTATTCATCTGTCGCCTGCGCAGCCCATTCCTCTGCCGCTGCAACCTCCTCTGTTACCTCTGCGAGTTTCGCTTCCTCCTCTGCCTGCTGGCGAATGAGTTTAACATACTCGTCGTACATGGCCTGCGTCTTTTCACGCTTTGCCTCCGCCTCTGCCATTGCTCGCAAAGACGAGAGGGCTTGGTCTTGGTTTTCTACCAAATCCTCGTAAGACAAATTCAAGCCGTCGATACTGGAATTGAGGCCGCTGATAATAGCCTCCATTTCCTGTTGTGTACTTGCTGTTTGGTCTGTTGACGAAGCCAGTTCTTCCAGTCTCGTAATGAGCGCAAGGTTTCCCAGCTCCTCGTTTTTCAGTGCCTCGGTAGTCTCGTCGCACTCCTGCATAAGCTGTTGGTGTTTCTCGATAAGAGCGTCGCACTCTGCCGCAAGCTCCTCTACCGTCTTTCCGTTCTCCTCAAGCGATTCGGAAAGTGTGTCAATCTGATATTTAAGGCTCGAAGCCTCCTCCGAAGTCTCTCCGTACTTTTTGCAAGCCTCGTCGTATTGCTCGTTAAGGTCTTGCAACTGGTAATACTGTGACCTCGTTGTTGCTGTCATTTCGAGGGTTGCGTCCTCCGTATCGTTCATCATTGCCACGAGTGCCGCTCCTGCTGCAACAATTCCCGTAATAGCAAGTGATACCCAGCCAATCGGGCCGAGTGCGGTGTTCAACGCCGTACCGAACGAAATAATTGCCGGGATTGCCGAGGACGTTGCAAATGCAACTCCGGCTATTCCAACAACCACAACGCCAAGCCCAACGCCTATTGCCGTAATCGCTTTTGTTACTTTCGGGTGTTCCTGCAGGAAATTTCCTACACCCTTAACAATGCCTGCGAGTGCTGTGGACGCTTTTGTTACTGTCGGGGAAATCGCCGTCGAAAAAGCCGTCTGTACCGAGTTTCCTGCTTCTTTCCAGCTATCCCCCATTGATTTTGCGTCCTCCGAAACAACCGCCAATGCGTCGTGCATTTCAATCGTTCCGCCCTCAATATTTGCAAGTACCGGGAGGATGCTCGCCTCCAAATCCTCGTACATAGTACCGAACAACGCAACTGCCGCTGTATTCTTTGTCATAGGGTCGTCCAGTCCGTCCAACGCTGAAACAACAGCAAAGAATGCTTCACTCGCCGTCTCGCCTCCGGCTGCAAACTTCGCCGACATTTCCTCTGCGTCCATTCCCAGCATTTCAAATGCGAGTGCGCTGGTTTCGCTGCCGTCTTTCGCTCTGATGTTGAACTCTTTAACAGCGTCACCAACCTTGTCAACAGAGAATACGCCTGCGTCTGCGCCGTCGATAAGGCTCGACATAAATTCCTCCGCCGAAAGGCCGAGGGCTGCGTAATGCGCCGAATATTCGTTTAACACGTCCAGTAAATCGCCATTCTTATCCGCCCCACTCTGCGCTCCAATCGTAATAAGGTTGTACGCCTCTTTCGCTGTAAGCCCAAAGTTTTTCATCAAAGAGCTGGCCGTCCTTGCGGACTGCGGAACTTCATAACCGAAAATATCCTCCAACACAATGCCTGCGCTGGTCGCCTGTTCAAGCTCGTCGCCTACAAGCCCGGTTGCCTTTTGTACTGCTGTCATGCCTGCCGCTACGTCGTTTAGGCTCTCTGCGTTTGAGGAGGAAAATACCTCTGTCGCACTTGCCATAAGTGCCTCAAGCTCCTCTCCAGTCGCCCCGGTTGCTCCGACTATGGTTTTCTCCGCCTCCGAAAAACTGTCCGCAAGTTCGTAGACGGCCTCTGCCGTCTCTTTTACCATAGCCGTTATGCCTGCCGCTGCCAAAGCCTGCGCAATGCCCTCTGCCGCCTCTGTGCCGGACTTCTCTGCGTCCTCCGCCTCCTCTGTTGCCTGTTCGGTTGCCCTCGCAAGCTCCTCTGTGGCTTCGTTCGCTCTGTTATTAGCCTGTGCCAATGCGTCCGCTGCGTCGCTGGCCCTTTCCGCCGCTGCTTCCAGCTCCTGCAGGTTGTCCGTCCCGGAGGTTAGCGTCCTGTCGTAGGCTTCCATAGCTTCGTTAGCCTCCTCCTGCGCTCTTTCAAGCTCATTCATAGCCTCTGCCGCCTGTTCTGCCGCCTTTGCTAAGTCTGCTTTTGTTTCCGCCGAAACGTCCTCGTTATTCGTCAAGGCTTTTACAGCCTTGTCCGCCTGCTCCATAGCGTTGCTCAATTCCTTTTGGGTGTCTGCCGTATTGTCTATCGCCTTACTTAATTCGCCAGCCGAACGCTCACACTGTTCAAGCATACGCTCCTGTTCTTCCAGTGCCTCAACTGACTTTAGCCCCATTTCTACCAATTCCTCGGTAGAGTAGACTGCTTCCAGTGCGCCCCGGTCGTAATTTCCAACTGCCGCCGTCCAATGGTCTGTCTGCTCCGCAATATCCGAAATAGAGGTTGCTACCCCGTCTATTGTCGTCGCCGTGGTGGTCGTCGTTCCTGCAATGCCCTCGAAAGCGGCGTTTACTGCTTCTCCGGCCTGCTCCCACTGGTCTACCATATTCTGACCGCTCTCTGCCAAATTGCCGAGCTTGTCGCTCATTTCATCAACCAGCTTAAACCTTGCCAATAAATCAGCCACTAAATACCGCCTCCTCCCTTAATGGTGTCATGTCTGCAAGGGTTTCTATCCTCCTCAAGCTCCGACGCTATGTAGAGCAACTGTAACCTCCGGGGCATATTATAAAAATCCTCCATACGGAGGTTATGCCTCTGCCACAGTACGCTCGCCCAATAGCCGTCGCTGCCGGGAGTGCTTACGAGTTTTTTGCGTCAGCCAAATCCTCGTCGTCGCTTACTGCTGCCACAAGCCCAAGAGCCTGCATTACAATACGGGAAACGTGCTGGTATTCGTCTGCGGAGCTGAATACCTTGAGAGGCATTTCCGTAACGTCCACACAGCCGTAGTGCTTCATCAAATCCGGGTCTTTCAAATCCGGGTACTGCAATGCTTCCACAATCATGTGACGGGCTGCTCTTGCGCTGTCCTTTTCAGTTTTCCAAACAACCTCGCCTGCAGCAATGAGCGGATTGCCCTTTTTGTCAGTCGCCATGCTGCGCTTGCGGTATGCGTCATTGATACGGTTGATTTCCTCCTGCGTGAGCTTCTTAATCTCAAACTGAATTACCTCGCCGTTTTCGTCCTTAAAGGTTTCCGGGCCGGGTGCGGTAACTACCTCCGGCTCATTGCTACGCATAAAATATTTCAAATCTTTCTTAGCCATAGTGATTTATTCTCCTTTTCATAAAATTACAGCCCCTCCCGGTTATCCGCCGTAAAGGGGCTGCGCCTGCTGCCTGTTGCTTATACAATATCCTTGCCGTTGAAGTTGAGGGTATCGTCCACAACCTCGCCGCCGCTGTCGAGGGCTGTCAAAGGCAAATCGCCAGTGAGAACGCAACCAACAACAGTAACAGTGCTGCTGCCGTGCGCTGCGTAGTAATCACTGTTTTCGTCGTTCATAATACCTTGAATAGTAAGCTCCGGCGTTGCTCCCGTCTTTTTGTACTCCTTGATTTTCTCCTCAAGCCAGTTAGTGGAACGTCTACGGGTAATCGTTCCTGTAATGTTGTAACCCAGCCAACGGCTGCTATTGCTGCGCTCGCCGAGCTGCTTTCCTGTCCATACGTCCGGCGTGAACTTGATATTGCAGTTTACGCTATCCAAGCACTCTACGCCGTCAATGAATACCTTTCCCTCACGCAGGGAAATGGGATTTTTGTTGTATTCCATATCCGCTTATCCTCCTTATCTCGTGGAAATTGTGAAGTAGAGCTTTTCTGCGCTATCCACAGGCTTCAAGCCGACATTGAAATAAGTCTCGTCGCCTTGACTTAATTCTCTGTCAACAAGGAAGTCGTTATCGTAGTCAACGTCAGTAATCGCTCCTGCGTCGTCAAACTGCTTCAAAATGGTGCGGCCAATGCCCTCCATAATGTCCCAGCCGTCACCCTCGTTGTCGTACTTGTTCGGAGGGAAGTTGAGCTGTAACGCCTCTGCAAAGGTATCGAATACTCTGATAACTCTGTTCTTGCGGTAGCTCTTGTCCTTGCCGTCCTTAAAGGTTACGAGGGAGTTAATGTCGTACTCTACAACAACTGCTCCTGCCTCGGAAACAGAGAAGAAAAACTCTCCGTTATTGATTGCTGCAACAGCCTCCTCGTGGCTCTTTGCGTCCACAACAGCCGTAGCACCCTCGTATTCAACGTAGGTATTACTCTGTGTGTTCTTTGCTGCCGCCGTAGCCGCTGCCGCCCATGCACAAGCCTCTGCGTGTGTAAGCTCCTCGCCGTCAACAACAACAGAGTTTGTTACGTTAATAACGCCCTCGTAATCGTCGCTTTCAGTGTCCGGCATAGCAACCTGTACGCCCTTGCCGATATTCTCACGCATATACTTGATTTTGGTCTTTGCTGCTGCCTGCAGGCTTGCGTCTGCGATAGGGAAACAAAGCGTATTGAACTTAACTCCCTCAATGCTGTCGAGGAATTTCGTTGCGTCTACGTTCTCCATTGCGGTATCTGTACCTCCTGTGAGGGTAACACCTGCTACCGCTGCGAGATTGCCAGTGCCGGAGAATGTGATATACTCGTTGTTCTGCGCAATAAGCTCCTCAACAGTTGTAAGGCCGGTGTATTCCGCAACCTTGCTGCCGTCAAGGTTTACAAGTACGTCGAACTTTGTTTCGTCGAGTACATTCGCAACAACAGAAAAGCTCAACGCATTTCCTCTTGTGCCTGCGTACTTTGCAACTGCTGTAATGCTCTCGCTGGTTGCCTTTGCCTCCGTGCCGCCGTTTACACGGTACACGAGGACTTTTGCAGCCTTTTTGAACGCCTCTCTGACAAGCAGCATTTGACGGTTTTTATCCTTGTCGTAAATGCTGTAACCGAGCTTCGCCCTTGCTGCGTCCGGGCTGGCGTTAGTAAGCGTAATGTATTCGCCTACCGGCCCGTAATTGTGGTTAATAAGGGGAACGATAACAGTACCCCTGCTGCTGATACCGAGTACGTCCTGCTTCCCACTCACAAAGTTAATGTAAGTGCCGGGACGGGTCTTTCCTACCAGCTTGTCGAATGTTCCACCTGCCATGTTACTTTACCTCCTTACCGCACCATGCTTTGATGTGTGCTTTCATTTCTGCGACGGTGTATTCTCCCGTCATTCCATACGTCGCTCCTGCGAAAGTGCAAGAAGAAACGCCGAAAAGCTGTCTGCAATTCGCAGCCAACTTCTCCACCGGGAACTTTGCGGCCTGCTGCACTTTTTCGGGTGCTGCCTCCGCTGCTCCGGCTGTGTTAGTACTTTTGTTAGTACCCATTGCTCTTGCCTCCTTTATTTCTCCGGGTGCTGCCCGGTTGTTATTCCGTGGCTGGGATTGCATATTGTTCCAATGCCTCCGCCATTGCCTCTGAAATAGGCTTCTCGGTGTAGGCCTCTGCCTTATCCCATAACTCCACTTCATACGTTTGCATTTTGACCGCTTCGTGTCTGTTGTACGGTCGGCGGCTCGTCCAGTCTATTGTGAGCTGGGTGGCTCCGTTATCCAGTACCTTTAGTTTCGGGTCGTTTATTCTTACGTTCCCCTCTGCCCTCTCTCCCGTTTCTGTGATGAGGGGAATTAGGTTGCGGTTTCCCTTAATCGCCGTCAATACCTCAAAAGCGAGTGCGTATGCCTGCTGCGAAGTCTTATGGAAAAACTTTATAAACCAAACGTATTCCATTTTGTACGTCGCAAAGGTTTCGCCCCCGGTTGAAATTTCCGGCGTAGGAAAATAGACCGCCGGGACATTGAAATTCTGCTGGACATTCCAGTAGTACGGCGAGGGGTTTCCTGCTCTGTCGAGCGTAAATTTGATAATGCTTGCTAATTCCTGCTCAAGCATTGCTCCACCTCCTCCGTGTTATCCGCCGAAATAGCTGTCTAACCATTCCTGCAGTTTTTTCTCCAAAAGCTCCGGGTAAATTTGATTGAGAATACGCAATGCGCTGTCCCAATAGTGTTTTCCCTCTACCCAGTGCTGCTTTAACATCATGCCGCTTTCTGCGGCTGGGTCGTAAATAAAACGGTCGCCCTGCCAGTAGCCCGGCACCCAGCGTCTTGCAACGCCTTTGGTATTTGTCCAGTGACCGTCATTCACATAACTTGCGTAGTCAAGATTTGTGCCAACTTCTAATACCAGTCCGCCCTCCTGTATTCGCCATACGTTTCCGTCGTTGCCTCTCTCGAAGCTGGCGAGTAAGAGCCTGCTGTCCATTACCTGTCGGCGTATAATCTCGTCCTGCAAAATCCTCAAGAACTCGTTTCCAAGCCCCTCCAAAAACAGCTCGAACTCCTTGCGGAACTCTCCTTTTGCTGCCTTTTCGACGCTCCCGAAAAACTCTCTAAACTCTGACATATCAATATTAACAACACTCATAATGCCTGCTGCCCTCCCACTTTCTTGATATACACGAATTTGTGGTGTCCCCTTATGTTCCGGGGCTGCTCCGCTGTGTATTCAAGCCCGGTTTCGCAATCAACAATTTTGTCGTTGAGGCGAATATCTGTATCTACTGGGAGTGTTAGTTTGATTTTTGCGTCCATGAGGTTTGCCGGGGCTGTCTGTGAAATTGTTACGCTCTGTGAACGCACTCCGAAATGGCAGCTCTGTGCCTCTATGTCCGGCTTTTCGGGATAGGAAAAGGAGGGCGACGCTGCAAGGCCGTAGCCGGGCGAGGTCTGTCCCTCCTGTGTGTGATATATGTCGCAAAGGTGGTCTAAAAGCATTTCTAAGCTCATGCCGCACCTCCTTAAAGCTTTCTCATGCGGAGCGTTACTCCATTCCTCGGCTCTGCCTTGACGTAATCATCAAGGAGTGCCGCAAGGTCTAACGCCTCTATGCTGATTTGGCTGGTTTCGGCGGTGTAGCTGTAATCGTCGAATGTTTCCGACTTGACCTCTTTCGCTGCGATTGCTGCGTTATGCCCGTATGCCTCCGCCAGTAGCAAAACTGCTGTTTTTACCGACGTAGGTATTTCCTCCTCGTCCTTAAACGAGTTGTGAGTGTATGTGATAACATACTGCTCCGCCCTCGCAATATCCACTGTGAGCCTTGCGTCGCTGCGCTTCTGAACTGCTGGTATCTCGGAGTAGTCTTTGACTTCTTGAGGTGTTACCCACGGCCTTGTTGCCATAAATACGCACCTCCCTCTTTATTACTGCTGCAATTCAACCATAGTAGGGCTGCCCTCGCCGTAGTCTACCTCGTTCTCATCCTCCTCCGGGCCGGGTACGACTTCAACTGCTGCGATAGCGTCTACATAGTCGGACTTTCTGTTAAATCCAACAGTGGAAATTCCCATATCGTTCGCAAGCTCCTTGAGCTGTGGTACGGTCATTTCTTCGAGCTGCGCCTTGTCGAGGTGTGCTGTCTGCTGCTCCTCGCCGCCCTCTGTGTTTCCGCCTGCCTCTCCTGCCGTTTCTTCAACAAGAGTAAAATACCCGGTTGCTACCGCTGCGTCTGCGGTAGCCTTGTCCTCTACGAACACGTCCGGGTTTTTCTTTGTAGCTTTCACTACGCCTGTGTAGGAAAGGGCTTTAGTCAGTTTCAAATGATACATAACTGCTGCCTCCTCTCTTACTTCAAGCCAGTAATGATTGCTGTTGCGTCAAGCTCCTCGATAATAGGGTCGTAATCAAGGTGGGTAACGTAGAAACGCTTATCCTGCATAATCGCTTCCTTGCCCTCAACAGTCTTGCGGATTTTAACACCGTAGGTATTAACCACAATAAGGTTTTTAGGGTCAGTAAGGATAATCTTGTCGTCAGAAAGAGACGGACACTCGATAGTCTGAATTTTTGCAGGTGCATTGTAAACAGTGTCCGGCACTGCTCCGCCTGCGTTTACAACCTTATTCAGCAAGAACAACT